AGCCTCTATCTCCCGCACATCCTGCCAACGTAGATAGGGGCTATTCGTAAAAGCAAGATCAGCAGTTGCCGTATCAATAAGCTTAGATATCACGGATACTACGGTTGTGATAAGTACCCTGCCAAGTCATTGAGACAAAGCTAAGGGGGAATGGCGTCTGGCTATAGATCGTGACAAACGTATCTGTGCCCTTACCCATCAACGGGATCGTGTTCTTAATGACAGAAGGGAGGGGAGTAGAGTTAGCAAGATAGGTATTAGCGATGGCTTGGGGAAGCTCATAGATAGCATCATTTCTACCCAACACCTCAGCCTTCACAAAGAAGGGACCTGAATCAGAACTCTCAAGGATCAGACGATGTAGGCGGGGAATGTTGACGGAATCAGCCCGTACAGAGCCATCAGACAACGCTTGCTTCACATAGAAACGAGGAAGCTTAATCGTGATCTGATAGGCATACCCTAAGGTCAAGGTGCTGCTGGTCTGATTGCCTGGGATAGGTACATAAGGACCTGTACCGTCAGTAGCAGCTGTAGGGAGGAAGACCTGGCCTTTATCCGTAGCACTGGCGTCAACGACCACTACAGGGGTCAGTGAGGGCTCATAGGTGCCATCCTTGAAGTAGACCTTAGTGAGGTTATTAACTGCGTCGTAGGCAGTCGTTGGTGTCTTGGTAAAAAGGTCTAGGCGATACTCATAGGCAATACCACTGGAGTTGACAGCAGTTCCCTCTACATCACTAAGGATGGTTGATGTGGAGAGAATATAGCCATTGGTCTGCTTGGTAACGAAATAGAGCTTATCGTGGTCTGCAGCCTGATAGGTCCCGACACCAGGCATAGTCCACTTGAACCAAGCAGCAAGAACCCTAGAAGAGCCGTTATTGAAGAACTTGAATAGGTACAACTCCTTGCTATTGTTAGCTGGCATGAAAGACAGCAGCGAGGCAGAAGGAGAGGCAATCAGCGATAGAACCTGAGCTGGTACAAAGTTAGGAGTGGTACGGGATATGTCGCTAACCTGTGGGCGGTTATCCACAGAGGTAACGAGCATCTCAGTAACAGCACAATAGCCTTGATTGTTATCGGTAAAGACAATAGAAGTACCAGTCTCTACAGGCTTGATTCCAGGGTCAGTTGTGAAGTTAGAGAGGAGATTGATACTAGCCGTACTAGGGCCAAATACATCCGCATCAGAGGTCAGCAGGAACTGAGCAAACTCAGAGAACAACAGCAAACCATTTGTGGTTGGGATGGCGTAGCGGAGGTTAACCGGACGCAGAGAACCACAGGAAATATCAATCGCATCACCGTCAGTAACAGTGATAGCAGATACAGCAAAGAGATTAAAGAAGCTGCCAGGCTGAGAAGCAACAACATTCTCACCTGCCAGAAGGATCAGACGATTTCGATAGAAGGAGATACCCGTGATCGAATTACCGACAAGACTAGGGAATGGGTTGGTATCCTCATCACCAACTTGTCTTTCCTTCCAATAGAGGTCGGTTGTTCCTGCCGCTGCCTGATTGAGAGATCGGAAAGTGAAAGTACCGTTAGCCTCACGGATGATCACATGAGGCATAGTGTCAGGATCAATATAGAGCTGAGTACCAGGAGCTACGGTTTCCTCCCAGATACCAGAGCCTTCAGATCCAGTACCACTGACAACGAACTTCACATAGTAGTCATCCGCTGCTGCCTCATCTAGGTTAGAGACCTTAAAGATGAAGCCGTTCTCACAACTGACAGGGAGATCAGCAACGGTATTGACAGAACCCTTAAAGGCAACGATGGCTTGACCAGAGAGACCACCTGAGGCACTAATACGGAAGTCGGTACTATTAGCCTTCTTAACAGAGAAGCCATTGCCGACTTTAACGACGGTATAGGTCCCTGATGGGATAGCAGAAGCCAATCCATCAACGACTGACTTGACGGAAATCGTTCCTGAAGTTGGAGTGGTGTATGAATAGTTAGTACCATCAAGGGTAACAACATACTCAACTGCGTAACCAACTTGGTTGATGTTGACCCACGCCTTGAAGTCCTGTGCAGGGGAAGTGGTAGCGAGCTTACCGACAACCTTAGAGCGATTCAAGACAAAGTTATAATCACCAACCTGAAGCATCTCAAAGTCTGATTGAGAGACGCTAGCGATGTAGTTGGTAGCAGCTGTTGCGATGGAGTTAACGGTCTTTGCAGCACCAGTAACTGCATCCCAGATCTTCATCTCACCAGCAGCGGTGAACTGACCGATGTACTTTTCAGTCGCATCACGGAAGATGGAGAACCACCTACCGTTCTCAACAGCACCCGTCAGCTTAGAGACCAGCTTCAGTCCAGGACGCTTAAGCAGACCATAGGTAGGGTCGGGGACTGCATTGATACATTCCCGCAACTGACCAGGCAGCTTTAAAGAGTCAGGCTGCTGTGAGACACCTCCTAAAAGGTTGGGTATCTTTTGATTGATTGTAGCCATCGGGATTATCGTGCGATCATGGCGAACGGAATGTATGATATGTAGGTATTCTGTCCGTTCTTCAACCCAAAGATATTTGGCTCTGCAGTAGAGGTGTCGTAGGTAATGCAGTTAGCCCGAAGGATGGCTTCGTCTTGGCTAATCAGTTTGACCTGCTCTTCACTACCCACCACACGGGAAGCAAAGACACGGGAGGCACGAGTCGTGATGTAGTCCTTAAATGGTTGTGGTAGGTCTACAAATTCAAAGCCCCACACCACATCACAGTAGACAGTAGAGGTGAAGGAAAAGGAATGAGTGAGCTTGTCATAGAGCTTGCCATTACGAACGGTCGTCAGGTACTTACCTGTACTCTTGACCTTATTATCCGTAACAGAAAGCAGATTAGATGGAATTAGGATTTGCCCATTGCCGTCTGGAGTGAAGGGATACTCATACTCCGTATTGAAATTCCAACCCTCAGCCTGGACAGAACGGCTGATCTCATCAAGGGTGGACTCTGCAATGGCAATTTCAGGGTTGTCAGTGTCAAGAGATACAGCCGGAGCTTCACCAATGCTAGAGAGCATCTGGTTAACAGCATCCAGCTTGGTTGTTGCGAGGGTCATTGTTCAGATAGCAATGAAGGCCCCGGTCTGGGGGCCAATAAAAAAGGGGAGCCCCGAAGGACTCCCCAGATAAATCAGGCGATGTTGCGGAAAGCACCAGCAACGGACACGCGGACAGGACCGGCGCCCATAGCCAGACGACCCACCATCAGGTCGCCTTGGTACATGATCGACACGTCACCGCTAGTGACCTGCACCTCGGGGCCGATGGCCTCAACACAGGCAGCAGCGTCACGGTGGAAGATCAGACCACAGCTGTTAGCGAAGTCAGCTGCATCGCCGTAGTTGTTCTTCTCGTTGGTGGTGTCCTTGTTCTCGATGGTAGTACCAGTACCAACACCATACTTACCCAGGAAGGGGATGTTGTTGGACTTGTAGATCTTGATACCAGCGATCTCGTAGAGACCCTCACCGGAGGTCAGGCTACCAGAAGTGGCGCCGTATTCACGGTTGAGAATGTTGGTGTCTACGTTGCTCAGAAGACTGTAAAACTGTCGGGGAGACAGCACAGCCACACGGCCCTCTTTGGGAGCAGCACGCTCGTCAAGCAGAGCGGCGGCGGCGAAGAAGCCATCCACCAGGGCCTGAGCGTCATACTCCTTAGAAGCACCCAGCTTCACCTGGAAGCCACCGGGCTGGCCGGTCACAGGGGCAGTCAGACCAGAGGCACGATCCAGCACGCGGAAGATGCGGCGGTCATAGTGCTCAGCCAGAGCCTGCCCGATTTGACGGCTGATGGGGCCGCGCAGATCGTACTGGCTCAGAACTTCATCGAGTTGGTTAACGAAGGCACTGCTAATCAGCAGGTTATCCATCGCAATGGTGGTCTCAGCAGCCAGCGGATTGCCAGCAGCATTACCAAGAATCGGATTACCAACAGTGTGGTACCCGGCTGTCATAGCGCCCGTATGAATGAACTGGGCTTCCTTTCCACCAGTCAGGGTACGACGTTGTACCAGATCACGAGCAATCGTACTGTTACGGAAGGCTTCATACACCTCTCCAGTAAACAGTTTAAGCATCAAAGCACGCTTATCCGCACCGCCATTAGAGGCGCCGGGATAAGTCACATTCATGTTAGCCATTGTAATTTATGTAAGGAAAAGGTTTGACGTTGAGTAAGGCCTTGTCCTATTTAAGAAGCTTCTATTTGTTTGTGGTTTTATTGTGAAACCGCACAGGGTATCCTTTCGGGCCTGCCAACCGGTTGGCGTTTTTAACGTGGTCGTCCCCCACAAGGCTTCCATCGGGAATCGAACCCGAACTCTTCGGCATGTCGCCTATGTCCTGACCACTAGACTATGGAAGACACCACATTGCTGTGGATTTCAGCCCGAGTTAGCGGGAACTATTTCTTAGCAGTCTTAGCTGCCTTCTTAAATGCCTTAGCAGTTGGAGCACCAGAGGAGCCAGGCTTCCTCATCTTCTCACCACTCCCTTCTGCGATACGCTTACGCTTGGCGTGGATATTGGCGTAGAGACCAGGCTTAGCCATGACGGTAGCCTTTCTTCACTCCACCCTTACCGCCTTTAGTTCCTTTCTTTTTCATAATTAGATCAGATCTCCACTACGGGAAAGTTTGTCTTCTACATCCCGGCGATAGGCAGGATCATCCTTGTAGCGCGGATCTCGGATAGCCCGAGCAAGCTCTGCATGAGAGCGGAAGCCAGGTTCCATTGAAGACGGACGCTTACCACTCACTTGCTTACCTTCGTAACCCAAAGCATCTGAATACTTAGCTTTCAAACCCATCGCTGCCCAATAGACAGCATCAGCATTGCCGTTGTTGACTACATTGTCATAGGCCGATACCTCTGCAGGAGACAGGTTCTCAGAAGCCCAAGCAATCATCGCTTGATACTCCTTCTCTCCACCCACTGCCTTCATCACCCGATCAGCTTCCTGTTGGGAGATGGCGGCTTGGACGGCCTGCTGTTCCTGTTGAGCAATGTAGTTAGCCCACGTCTCAACCAACGTCCGACTGTCAAGCTTGGAAAGCTTCTCAATCGTTTCGTCAGAGAGCTTGGAACTGTTCTGAGAGAACTCCTGAGAGGCTTCTGTAAGGAGCTGTGCTACTTCGGAAACCTCATCAGAGACCTCTGCTACCTCTTCATCATCGGAGCCCTCTACAGGCTCTTCTGGGGGGGTCTCAGAGTCATCCTCATCATCGGATGACTGCTCTTGCTTAGGTTCACCAAGCTTCTTTTGAAGTTCAAGGTAAGCCTTCTCAAGCTCCTCAGCAGACCGATACTTGCCGGCATACCGAGCCTGAGCCTCGTCTTGAAGGCGAGCCTGCTCATAGGTCAGCTCTTGGGCTTTCTGTTGTTGCTCAATAAGACGCTCACCCTCTTGTAGTGCTTTGGCCTCCGCTGCCTGTTGAGCCTCAGCAGAAGAGGTATCTGTGGAATCAAACGTGAAATCCATATCAATAGGTAGAGATATTCACCGAAAGGAAATCAGGAGCAACCACCTTCTCTGCTGCTCCAATCTTCGGCTTGCTAGTCGTCGGGGTAACCTTCTGCTTAACGGCTGGATTCTTAAGGGGAAGACTGGTAGCCTCCCATGCCTCATTCACTCCAGGCGTCTCAGGGTTGCCCTTGTATGTCCCCTCCGGGTTGCGAGCCCTCTGGCGGGAAGTCTGATTGTCCTGTGACATTAGCGAATTGTTCTGCAATAGCTGGGTTCTTAGTCGGATCAGCCAATGGTGTAGATGCCAGCTGTCCTAGTTGACCCATGATGTTTTGATTCATAGCCTGTTGCTGTGAAGCTTCAGACTCTGCTTGACGCTCTTCACTGGTCTTGATAAGACCCAGATAGTCAATACCAAAGGAAGCACTGAGGCGTTTAATCGCTTCATCGGGATTGATATAGGTCTGGATCATCTCAGGACCCAGAGTTTGAGCGAGGGTTTGGATGAAGAGAGTTAAGGCTTCACGGTCCTGTCCGCGACCAATCCCTTCAAGGCCAGCAACCACAGTCGGGAAGACAATGCCTTTAGGGAGCGGAGGAAGTTCTCTCGTCTTCTGTAACAGGAGAAGCTTTCGAGCAATGTAGGGAGTCAGGAGTTCAGAAGTGAGGTTTCCGAAAATTCCCCCAAGTTGTTCGTTCAGCTCCTGTTGAGTGGCTCTGATCTCTTCCGCAGTCACTCTTTCGGCAGAGCGTGGGTTGAGGATCAGGAAGGCTTCTGACAACCGTTGAGTGAGAGTGTTACTCATCTCATAGGCAGTACGGAAGTCAGCTGTCTTACCAACCTGAATGACACCAACATCCTCAGGGCGGCCTTGGATGATGGCTCCATTACCTGCCTGAGCAAGCTGAGAAGGCTTGGTCGTAGCAGAAGGGGATACGGTGAAGACAACCTTTGCAGCTGCAGCAGAACCCTCCACAAGGGCCTGCATCAACGCCTCAAGGCTCTTGAGATCTCCTAGATACTCCTCAATTCTGGACCGTCCGTAATCTTCCCCATCCACGATGTTGAAGCGGAGGGGGAGAAAAGCAGGAGCGGACTTAGGAGCTTTGGATTCAGACCCTTCAATGATCTGATTCTCAGCCTCTTGATGCCAATACCACTGTCCATCCTTAAGCTTGGCCCAGGTGTAGACAGCAACATCATTTGTGTTGAGGTCGATCTTGAGGTCAGGAACAGACGCAGCTCCCTCTTCACCAGGATGATTACCTGGCTTGATGCCTGTAGCGGAGGATCCCTTTTGAAACTCCTCTGGGAGGAACTGACGATCCACGGCCTCAACCGTAATGATCTCAGTCGGTTGACCCTCACCATCACGCACAACAACGTAACGGTCAAGGGGATAGAGCTTCAGGTATTTCTTGCCCATGAAGACAAGAACATTACCCGTCACCACAAGATGCTTCATAGCCTGATGCAGGACCATCCGATCCTGTGACTCAGCTACGTTCTGCATCACGATCCTCTCAATCTTAGAGAGGGTTAGGTCAATTTCAGACCTAGCCTGTTGATCAACGGAAGGATCAAGAGAAAGCTTGCCGTCGTTGATCTGTAGCTTGAAGAACTTTTGATTGATAGGGAAGAGGCTCAACATGAGCTTCGACGCCATCACGTTCACGCCTTTGGCGCCCACCGACTGCCAAGGGGTTGGAAGCTTATTCCCTGAAGCATGACCACTAGGGGTCAGAAGATAGGGAAGACTCAGCTTGGCACATTCACGGGCTGCATCAAGGAACTGTGTCCTACTACTAGAAAGGCGGGCGTATCGCTGGGAAGCAGTAGTTTCCATCATCAGGAACCGATATTAAGTTTGACAGGGCTAGAAGAGCCACTGTTGATAGACAGGGGAATCCTCAGCTGACTTGCACCACGGGAGGCCTGCTGAGCAATAGCACGACCTGTCTTCTTAGCCTTAACACGACGTGCATTAGAAGAGTTGTTGACGAACTGAGGAACCTGAGAACGCAGGCTAGATTCCTCTGCTCGCTGTTGAAGGCGGTCTTGGGCTTCTAGTTGAGCCTGTAAACCATAGTTCTGAGCAGCGATGCTTCGGTCAAATTGTTCCTGTTGGATTCGAGTCGTTTCTTCATATTGAGCAGTAACCCGAGCAATATCTTCAGCTCGGTTCCTAGTATTAGTCTCTTCAAGCTCATCGAGCCTGGTCTGATACTCGTTCTCCTTATTACGAGCGATGACCTTCTCAACTCGATAGAGCTGGCGTGGGGTCTCTAGCTTTTTAATGCCAAGGTCTTTAGCAATCGCTTTGTACTCCTTATCCTTAAGGCGAGGATCCTTAAACTTCGGCGGGTCAGGAGCCTTGGGGGCACTGGTACACATTAGTCTTGTTGCAGTTTAGATTTGAGATACCTAACAACTGACACTTGGCCAGCTCTATAGGCAATTTCGTGGTGCTGCAATGAGTAGTCTGGAAAGATGTCTGGGTAGATACGATCAAGCTCTTCAATCAGAACCTTTAGAGTCGAATCACTAACAAGACCTAATTCCAGACTCTCCTTAATTAGAACAGAGGGATCAGCCATACATAGGTAGGTTCACATTGCTTGCCTCAAAGAAGGCAGGCATCCGAGCCCGTTGCGTATCTGCAAGACCATCAGCCTTACCACGGGCATAGAGACTGTCTGACTGTGAGATCCAGAAGTCCTTATCAAGCCACTTTGAGTCACCACTCAAACCATCCATCACCCAAGCAACTGTTGCTCGGCGGAGACGGTCGAGGTTCGGTGTGGACTGGAGACCAAGCTCCTTACACACCATATGATGAATAGCAACGTGAGTCTGTTCATCACGGCTAATATCAGCCGCAGTGGTTCTCATACCAATATCCCCAACGTTTCGATAGAAGGGGAGAAGGACAAAGAACACACTCCGTTCAAGGATGGCTGCCTTGAGAATGGGATGTTCAGGAGCTTCTAACCAGCTCTTGAGTATGTGCTTAGCTTCACGCTCAGCCTTAGCGTCCGTACCGTGGGCGTTGACGATGAACTCAAAGGCCTGGTCGTGGCGGTCTTCATCCTGTTGGTTGGACTGCAGAGCCTCCACAACACCAGGAGTAGAGGGGAGTTCTTTCTCTAGACCCTGCTGCAGGAACTCCTTAACAGGCAGTTCAAGGCAGCGAAGGGCAAGAGCCCTGAAGATCGAATCCTCAGAGCCCTCAGTGACAGTCCCTTTATCAACGGCAACCGGAGTCCATTTACGCTTACGGGCAACAACAGAGAGATAGGGAGAGGTCATCATTCAGCACAAGAAACACAGAAGTCGTCAGATGGTGCAAAGGCTTCTTCAAAGCCAAAGAGATCACGGAAGTCTTCATCCAAGGCAGCCAAGGCATCATCCTTACGCTGAGAGTCAGGCGTCACCTGAAGGGCGTAATACATGCTGGTCTGCGGGGAAGACAACCACTCCTGCAGGAACTTGCGGTCGTAGGTGACAAGATCAGACCAAGTGTTGTAGGAGTAAGAGTGCCAGAGACCAGTCTTCTCATACATTCGTACAAGTTCATTGGCCACGAGGTTGTAGGCATCCCAGCCAACCTCAGAAGCAATCTCTACATCACCATAGTCATAGCTTGTTACGCCGAAAGTGCCACTATCACGATCAACGGAACGAGCAATGGGAGGAGCAATCTCTGGAGTAGTAGTGAAACCACGGAGATCCTTATAGCGGTAAGAGCAGGTAGCCGTAGGAGCAATAGTGAAAGCCCGTTCCATCCCATGAGCACGAGCCACATGAGCGGCAGACTCAATACCTTTCTGGATAGACCGAGCAAGGATCAGGGCGGGAGTGTGTTCATCACGCTCACCATTGTTCAGAGTACGGAGAGCCTCACCAAACTCCTTGTAGGTGACGCCGTGAATAGCAAGGAAGTTAGCCAAGCCAAGGAGACCAAGACCAACTTGACGGTCCTGCTCAGGGGGTAGGTACTCACCAGACTCACCCACACCAGTCTTGGCGTGGAGAGCACAGAGTTCAGACATACCCATCACAAAGGCTTGCTCTACATCCTCAGGGGTGCAAGCGCCTAGGTTCACGTGTTGGAGGAGGCAAGTACCACGGCTCTTCAGAAGGATCTCAAGGCAAACATTGGCACGGATACGTTCTCCGTTTTTGTCATACCGCATCTTGGTGAGCCAGAGGTCTCCCTTACGGATGTTGTCGAGACAAGCATCGATCAACTCAGGAGAAGCCTTGGAGAGGAAGTCGTGATCTACATTCAGACAACGCTTAACCCAAGGCAGCTCGTGACGCTGTGCAGTGACAAACTCAAGTGCATCCGCACAAGTATAATCTAGATGTAACACACAAGCGCCGTTTTTGTATAGTCCACCCCTACGGAGGATTTCATTCAAGACGGAGTAGATCTTTCCAAACGACACTGGGCCAGAAGCAACCAAGCCTTTGCCGTTCTCAACTCCTTTGGGTCGAAGTTTGGATAGGTGGACAGCAACTCCCGCTCCATAGCGGAGAGCGTGGCTAACAAAGCGCCAAGACGCTTCGATTCCGTTGTCTCCTTCCATTTCATCTTCTACAACAAAGATGGTGCAGCTAACCGGCAAGCGTCCATCCGGTTGATCCATCCAGCTCTGGACACGACCAGTTCGGGCAATCTTGTCAGTGGGGTTCATACGAGATCAATCAATACAGGGGGTTGATAGTTAGGGGACTTAAGTACCTTGCCGTCTTCTCTCTTTAAGGGCTTACCATCGACAAGCTTGCTCATGTTGCTATCCATGACTCGGTTATAAGCTGAGTCAAGATCCCAACCAAAGGCTTCTCCCATTTGAAAGACGACCACTAGGAGATCAGTCAGCTCCTTAATCGCTTCTTCCTTGGCACGACGATTGCCTGGATCAGCAAGGCAGCTGTAGATAGCAGACTTGAGTTCAAGCCATTCCTCAGTAATTAGATGGAGCTGAAGCTTGGCACTGGCTACAGTAAAGCAATCCATAGGCTGATCCATAGCCTCGCGGAAAGCCCTAGCTCGGTTGCGATAATTGCTAGTCATCTCTTCAGATAGAAGCTGCACTTTTAGTAAAGGTAATGGTGTCAATACAGGAGATAGCCTTATCGAGATAGGCTCTTGCTTTCAGGAGATCATCGAGTTCAGACTCGTGCGGCTTTGATCCTGCACGGCATACATATTTGACGATGCAACCCTTCAGGTAATCCAGCTTCTGATCAGCAATAAAGTCCCAGACTTGGATGTTCCCTTTCTGGTAATGAGTCGGGTTGTACTTAGAGCCCAGAGGGCCAGTGCTTGAGGAGGTTGCCAATGGTGTTAGTAAGTGCGAAGTTCTGGTGTTGAAGCGAATCAATAAGGGTGATGAGATCTTCCTTAGAAGCCTTAGGAAGAAGGTCCTGCATTCGTCTCCATTTGAAGTGCTGTTCAATGGTTGGTTCAATGACAGGAGGTGGGGGTCCAAAGGATTGGCTCATTGTTCTCAAAGTCAAATTCGCCGGGGCGAAGAATACGAGCGAGACGTGCATTACGGATTGCATCCTCTTCTGAAAGACCAGCCTTTTCATAGGCTTGAACAATCAGGTTCCACGGCTCACCATCTTGAGAAAGGATCTTCTCAGCGGACTTAGGGCCAATACCAGGGATGCCTTTGTAACCATCAACAACATCACCAGTCAGACACTGGAGGTGGAACTGATGATCAGCAGCTTCAGGAGTAACCTCTACTTCCTCTTCCCCATTGAAGAGACGACAAGCGATACTCTTCATATCCTTGTCAGGGCTGACTAAGACAAAGTTCTCAGTGCTCTGGTGGCAGTCCAGACCGAGTAGATCGTCAGCCTCTAAACAGTCGATCCGTTTGCAGGTGTAGGTTTCAAAGGCATAGTTCAGAAGACGCTTATAACCTGCAGGCTTTCGCTTGACGCGATTACCCTTGTATTCAGGATCGACCTTCTTACGGAAGTTGTCAGTACCTGTGAAGTACAGGACAACATCATCAGTCTCGTATCGGTCCTTGAGGTCCTGTATCTGTCGCTCGAACATACGGACGACAAGAGGAAAGTTGGAAGCGACAATGATGACCTCATCACCAAAGTCGAGATCCTCTTCCCCCATCTGACAGGATCTATAGGCATAGAAGTCAGCATCCATTCGGAGCTGAGGTGGTGCGTACATTAGTTAATAAGATAGTAAAGAGCCTGCATCAGATACTTAGGATCATCATTAAACCGACCCAATCCAAGGTTGCAGGAGTTGCAGATGTAACCCCTGAATGTTGAGTTGAAATGGCAATGGTCTAAGACCCAAGTATCTGTATGCTGTTTGCAGATTGGACAGGGACCTGGAGGGGGAGGAGGATTCTTCTCCCTGAGATAGGTCCTGACTTCTGCTAAGGCCTTGGTACAGGACTTACAAGTGTTCTTGCGTCCAGCTTTGGAAGTAGAGAAGTGTGGAAAGGAATCAATAGGCAGGTGTTGAGTGCAAGCACGACATTGCTTAGTGGACTTCTCTCCAACTAGGCCCTGATTTGGGCTCTGCAGCCATTGGGACTCGGAGGTTATAGAACTCTCCGGCTTCAACGATGCTGAGAGAAAGGAGAGACTCAACTGTTGCGACGTGCTCGGGCTTGACGGACAAGCCATAGCTATCGTGGATAAAAGCGAGGAATGTAAAGTCAACTCCGTATTGGAGTTTATGGTCGTTAATAAGATGATCAGCGAGGATAACCCCCCACCTCTTCGTTAAAATCGCTCCCCCTGACTGGAGGAGGTAATTGAGACAAACATGGGTCTTACCTTGTAGGCAGATAGGTCTACCATCCAAAGCTTTGATCTTGTTTGTCTTGGCTCTTGATTTAAGAGCATCAGTCAATTCCTGAAGACCAGGGATAGCCTCCATGAAAGCTGCCCTAAGCTCTTTACCCTTCTTTTGTGCCTTTTCAAGCGACAACGTAGGGTCATAAGTCAAGCCTAGTTTCTTATCAGATCCACCGTAGATGAAACAGTAGGTTAGTGACTTGACCTGAGATCTTGTCACCCCAACCCGGTCTGCGTTCTGTTGATGAATGTCTCCATTAACAACAACATTGGCAAACTCACAACCGTCATAGGCTCCTAGGTAATGCCCAAGCATCCGAAGCTCCAGGCCTGATGCGTCTGCATCAACCCAAGTCATACCTTCATGCGGCAGGAACAAAGCCCTACAGCGAGGGTCAGAACTTACTTGGGAGACGTTGGGATTCCTATGAGCGTTACGGCCTGTGTTGGTAGCAAGCTGACAGGAGTGGTGGATGAGACCCTCTTTTGTCACTTGCTTCAACCACGCTCCATTCCCATCACTCAGCTGCCCTAAGGCCTTCTGTAGTTCAAGGATCCGAGCAAAGGTGAGAGCCTCCTCTGTGCCTATGGTCTTTAGGACGGATTCATCAATCTTTGGGTTCCCTGTATCGGTGAACTCAGTTGGGGTCCAATCCCGCCACGTCTGGAAAGCCCAGGCAATATGGAATCGAGACGTTGGGTTGAACTCCTTAAGCTTGGTGAACTCACAGCCTTTGACGTAACCCTTTGTCTTGTTATCCCTAGCAGGGATGAAGGGTCCAGCATCAACATAAGGGAAATGTTCCCTCATTCCATCTGACAACTGTTCCAGTTCTGTTCGGAGAATTGATTCCAGTTGTTGTGCCTGAGGAATATCAAAGCGGATGCCTGACTCCTCCTGCAGGGCCATGATCTTGGCATGACGATGTTCTAGGTCAATACAGGATTCGTAGTCAGCTAGCCGTGGGAGAAAGAGATCCCGTAGCTTCAGACTTACTTCTGTGTCTTGAACGCAGTAATCCTGTAGCTCCTGAGACCAATCCTTCCAATCTGTTGTCTTGCCAAAGTCGCTCTTGTATTCACCAAGACGGTAACCCCAAGACTCCAGGCTATGTCTGCCATAGAGCTTCTGAGGCATCTGGGCTGGCTTACTCTTAAAGTCACGATCCAGAATGTCTGAGAAGAACATCCGGCTCATGATCAAGGTGTCGTAGCAGCGAGCCTTTGGATCAAAGAACGGAAAGATCTCTCGTATAGCGGGTATGTCATAGAGGCAGATATTGTGCCCCCATAACTCCGTTGCTTCCTCTAGGAGTGTAATTGCTTGGGAAACAGGCGGCTTATCACCCTGATCATTGAAGACCAGAGTTTGCCCGGAATCGAGATCCCGAATAACAACACAGTGGATGGTGCTAACAGAACGCAGGAGACCATCAGTTTCAATGTCAAAGAGGAAGCGGTTAACTGTTCCAGTGGCGGATAACACCGGCAATGATGAATAGGTTTGTAATGATGTAGAAGGTTTCAAGTAATATCCTCTCTCTCTTGTTCATCATTCGCGTTATTGAGAAACCGTGCCAACTTGCTAAAGAATGCAGGTGGCATTTGAGAAGACCCTTTGAACCTCCCTAGCTCAGTACCACTAGGGCGAACAACAACCACAGTCGGAGTGACTGAGACGCTGTACGCTTCTGCCTCCTGGGTTTTGTTGCCGTCTGTATCCTTGTACTGAGTGACTTGAATAAAATCAGACTTGTCATAGGCTTGCTTGAGAGCATTGAGAGTGCGGTGACAGGGTTCGCATTTGTCTTGGACAAACAGAAGAGCCTTAAAACTCATAACCTTCCTCATTAGGTATGGAATAGGAGGCATCGGTCATGCGACCTGTTATGTCGGTATAGGTAATCTCTCCGGCTTCCCCAGTACGACCACTAAAGCGGTTCTTTAATACAACCAGCTTTGCAGTATTCTCTCCAGCGGAGACGCTTCTTTGTATAGCGACGACCAAATCTGATAGCTGCGGTATGGCATGGGAGCCTCTAAGGTGTGATAGGGAGACTTCTGCACCGTCTTCAAATCCTTTGTCTCCATGTGATCTCCTAAGATGCGAGATAAGAATCATTCCTATACCTGTCTCCGCCACGAATGAACGGAGCTTTGTCATAACAATATCAATCGTCTTTCTCTCATCTCCCATTGCATCAGCATTACCACTGAGCAGGATTGAAAGGTGATCGAGGATAATCCAAGACACACCTTTTGCCTTACACATGAACCTGATGTCATTGAGAATCACGTCAGGATCAACAGAACCAAAGCCATCCCGAAGGAAGACGGATCCACTGCCTACGCTCTTGTCAAAGGCCTCTCTAAGCTCCTCTGTGGGGATTTGATTGTTGAGATGAAGTGGAGTATTGGCCTTGACTGTCATCAGTCTTAGAGCCGTTCTCTGCACGCTTTCCTCAAGCGCGATATAGCCGACCTTGAAGCCCTGATCAACAAGACATTGAGCAGTTTCTCCGCAAATGGTCGATTTCCCCACGCCTGATCCAGCGGTAATCGTCACCAGTTCGCCTAGCCTCAAACCCCCAGTGACTTCATTGAGCTTCTGGAAAGGCCAATCAGCATCCTTACCCTTAAGAGGTTTAGACACCAGATCAAAGATGTCCCGCCCATCAACGATGCTCTGTGGGGTGTAGGGCTTCTTATTCCAAATGGCTTGGCGGATCGCATCTGAATTACGATCTACCAATGCTTCATTGGCATCCTTGTAGGGAGAGATATTCCCGATGAAGACACGATCAGGAGGGAACAAGCTTGCACAGTCTTGTGCCGCTTGAATCCCTGCACTGTCGGTATCAAACAGAAGAATAATCTCGTCGAAGCCAAGACACCAACCAATCTGATGTTCAAGAGCTTTCTTCGCTCCTGCTGCACCATTTGGAACGGAGACAACAGGCCAATTCGGTCTTGCCTGCCAGGTTGAGAGGCAGTCAATTTCCCCCTCAACGATGACAAGAGTTTTACCAGTACCGAAGAGCTGCTGTCCAAAGAGCTGTTTGTCTTGGTTCTTTCCTACCCAAGAGAACTGTTTGTCCTCCGTTCTCTCCTTAACAGCAACCAAGCTGCCAGAAGAAGAGTAGTAGGGAAAGCGCAGTACATAACCAGCATCAGTCTTATCGACTCGGACATTGAACTTCCTGCAGGTTTCCTCGGTGATAGAACGGTTGTTAAGGCGAACAATGTCACCCGTATAGTTCATTGGAATAAGAGAAGTCAGATTGAGGCT